GACGGAACGAATTTCGTTGCTTCAACCCCGACCTATCCCAATGCTTCCGCATCTACTGGGAAAATATTAATCAGCGATGGAACAAACTTCATTTCGTCTACTCCAACCTATCCAAACGCTGCTTCTACTGCGCTTAAGCATATCAAAAGCGATGGAACGAACTTTGTGACTACAACAGTTACATATCCAGACGCTTCCGTTACCGCCGGAAAAGTTATTGTTTCTGACGGAACAAACTATATCGCATCTACACCAACATTTCCTAATGCCAGCGCAACTAGCGGAAAGATTATCAAGTCCGATGGTACGAATTGGGTAGCATCTACTGAGACTTATGCAGCGCCTGGTACTAGTGGAAATATATTGACGTCCGATGGCACGAATTGGACATCCGCGGAATCTGTTGGAAATCCATATTTCATTCAAACGCTAGCCGGAAATCCTGCGGATGCAACCACGTATTTCCTACAACAATCTCTAAGTACTATAACGAATACTGCTTCAGGAAATGCTAATACAAGATATTACATAACTAGGGCTGGAACGATTAAAAAAGTGTATGGGGTTGTAACCTGTACCGTAGGTTCTAGTAATGCAACGACAATCGCACTTAGATTAAATAATACGACCGATACCAACGTTACAACATCATTAAATTTAAGCGCGTCTCCTGCAACTTTCAACAATACGGCTTTAAGCATTACTGTAGCCGCAGGGGACTATATTGAATTTAAATTGATTTGTCCTACATGGAACCCTACAAACCCAACCAACGTACAAATTAGCATGACGGCATTAGTACAATAAGGATAAATATGACTTCAAATATGTCAAATGCTCCAGTCAATAACGCTCTTTACACGACTGCTAATGGTACAACGCAATCTGATGTTTTCTTTACTTTTTTCGCCGATAGAGACCCAACCACCAATGATATTAATTTTCCTGTAAATAAACGATGGATTAATACGACTAGCGGTGAAGAGTGGATATTGACAGGATATGTTGGAAATTCTGGAATAAATACAGCTACGTGGCTTCAGATTTCTCAGGGATCTGCACAGGACATTATTTCTCTTTCAGATAATGACGGGAATCTAGCTTATCCATCTTTAGATACAGATGTTCCACCAAATAACATACAGATTGCTGGTGAAATCGGAGAGAAGAATGGAACGCCTTTCAGCACAACCACAGCTGGAACAAATAGCATTACAATTAATCCAATGGCAACAGCTAGGTTAATTGTTGATCAGAATGCAGGAAATGGGACAAATACTACGATCATGGGAGCAATGGCCCTTGCAAGATCTGGAGATACTATCTTCATTTTGCCGGGGACCTATACTGAAAACGTGGATATGCTTTCAGGTGTTGCCCTTGCTGCATATTCTAGTGATGGGATTAATGGAAATGTAGTGATCTTGGGTAGGGTGCGATTAGCAGGAAATGGAACATGTTCTTTTGCGGGTCTCCAATTAAAGACCAATGGCAATTACGCGATTGAATTGACTGGAAACGCTACGATGAATTTTGTAGATTGCAATATCGTTGCAAACGATTTCACTGCAATTCATGTAAACAATGCAGTGGGTCAAATAAACCTTGATCAATGTATTGGTGGTAATGCTGGAAATAATCCATTTTTCGCTGTCGATCTAGGAGTTTTAGAAGTCTCTGATTCTTTCATAGGCAACAGTTCTAGTTCAGCAACGGCGATTTGTACATGTGCCGGAACATTCAATTGCTTCACAACTCATTTCGATTATTCAGTCACTACGAGTGGAACGGGATCCGTTAACTATTACTTCTCTCGGTTCCATACTGCAGGATTCAATGGAGTTGGCTTAACTCTTGTAGGAACTGGCGGCGCTACGATAGAAGAATGTGTATTCCAAACGGGATCAGGAGTAGCGGTTACAGTGGGAGCAGGCTGCAACTGCAACTTCCAAAATAATGTTGTTGATAGTACGGCAGCAAATGCGATTACGGGTGCTGGTGCCATCAATTATGCCAATAATTCCTTTGTTAATAATTCTAACATTGCGACGACAACTCAATCTCCAAATACATTGAGATATGGTTATGCTAGAAGCACTCTTCAACCATCTTTTCTATATACAGCCGATAGTCAAATTAATGTCACAGGCAATGGAGTTACAGCGGTTGTTTCCTTTGCACATATGGTGTTTGATCAAGGAAACCCAGGCGGGTTTGTTTTCAATGGAACTGATTTTTCGGCGCCAGTTGATGGAAATTATCTTTTTAACGTGTGCATCACAGTTAGCAATTTGACTGAAGCTAATACAAGAATTATGGTCGATTTAGTAGCAGCGAGCGGAAGATATCAAATTTCAAATATTAATGCGGGCGTAGTATTTGAGACAAATACGGGTGACAAAAGATTGACTGTTACCGGATCTGTGATTGTTCCCATGACAAATGGAGGCACCACGGTTCATGTAGCAGTTACAGTATTTGGAGGCGCTCAAGATATCAGTGTATTTAATGAGATATTTGGTGCTTTAAATACTTTCATTTCGGGACATCTCGTTTCCTAATGTAAATCCGCTTTACTTCACATCATCATCAATGTAATTGATCAGACCCTCATAAGCCTCGTGTGCACCTAATGCTCTATAGAAATTAGACATATGTTGAGTCTCAATCATCACTCTTTCGCAGTTTCTCATTCCTAATACACAATATTCTCTTATGTCATCTTCCGCTGCAGCAAAGCAAATCATTGGCATCAAAAGCATTAAATATTTCATATAGGTAACCGTCCTTTGCAGATATTAAGTTTAAGTATCATATGCTCATGAGCAAGTTCTTGGTATTGCTTCTTACAGATCGAAAGTTCCATGAATAAAGCCTTACGAACTTTAGACCATTCATTACGAATATCTTCCAGCTCATTTTTTTCATTTGAAAGCTCAGGAAATAGTTCTAACTGTTTCATAATTAATCCTTGGGTTGTGTAAAAGATTGAATACAATCCCAGAATTTTATTTCCTCTTCAAGCATTTTTTCTTCGAATTCTCTATCTCGCATTACCTCTAGTAGAATGCCAGTCTCTCCATCATAGGCATAGTAGTAGGCGGATGAGCCATCTGCTACCATTAATTGGTGGGCAATTTGGCACAAGTAATAGGGTGGTATTACCCCATTTATAGCCATTTCGCATGCTTTCTTACCGCATTTAATCTCCAATACCACTTGACGATCTTCGCTAATTCCATCAAAGGAAGCAGAAAGAAACTCATGTATGGAATGAACTCCAATCATTGGCTCTAGGATAATTCCTGTATGCTTAGTGAACTCTTGCCTTGCAATAGGTTCCATTCGCGTTCCTTCGGCCATTCTAGCGAGTTCTTTATCGGTAAAAGCCTTTTCCCAGCCTAGGGTCTTTTCTTGCCACAGCTGCTTTCTTTTCTTGAAAGGGTTCAAGTTCATTATCACTGAGCTGTCTGTAGCTCCCAAATGGCATTGGCGAAACGCTAACCATTCCGCAGAACCTTGAATCATCCCCCCTATAATCTTCATCATCGTGTTCCCAAAAATAAGTTTTAAACATTTTCCTTTCTCCGTTTCTCTACTAACTCAATATTTTTATTAATCCCAGTTAGAATCTGGGAATACATATCCACAGGAATCTGGGCATATGTTGGATATCCTAGATCTAACAAGTGCTTACTTAATTTAGAAACATACCCATCATCACATTTATTTATAAGATCAGAGATAGTTCTAACCTGATCGGGTGAAATGCATGTTGCTTGGTGGGTAACAGGTTCTTTAGGAGTTTCTACCGCTTTAGTTTTATTGACATTATTCTTAGGCATAGACTCTTGGCCATCGTCATCATCTTGAACACATCCAACTAAAGCCGCTAATGCGTAGCGCCTAGCATAAGTAAGACCTGAACCTTGACCCTGGCTTGTGTTATTGGCATTGATCACAGGAATGGTGGACTTAATCCACTGGCCTGAAGCATGCATAAGCATAGAGATAAGAATAGGCTTACCATCTGCTATGTCAACAATCTGAGTAACTGATAGTCCGTGCTTACTAAGAGGTTCACGGATAGCATCCCAAACAGCACTTAGGTCCGCGTAGCGCGATTTAAAGTGTGGGTTGAGTGAATCCTTGGATGCAAAGGACATTTCGCCCTGGCACAAAGCCAGAGCCTTAGCAATTTCATTTATATTTTCAGAGTGACTCATATTGGGCCTCTTGTTGTTCTTTGTGCCATTGATATTTAAAATCGTCAAAATCCTGGAAAATAGCGGCCCTTTCGAGCCGTGTCATCTTTTCTAGTAAGTCATCGCGCATGTCATCCATGTAAGTGTATAACATGGAGTCTTCAGCTGTTTGTTCGTATGGGTTCATGCAACACCTCCGACTAGTTGTGATCTAATGCTTTTCAAATCATCTGCAATCTTAAGTGATTCCCAGCTGAGATATTCTAGTTGTCTGCCAAGTTCGTGGCCGAATCTTGTTTCATTGTCGGCCATAATGCTTAGTGTGTTGCTAAGTCTATAGCCTGTTTCTATAAGTTGTTCTAGGTCTGTCATATTGTCTCCTTGTGTTTGAGTATCTCTGCTGCTCAAGCTGCTAGGCTTGGTGACCTAGTCGACAGCGAGCTTGCTTTGATGACTTTATCTTATCACAAGACAACATTCAATACAACACAAAAGTTATCAGTTGCATATAAATGATTGATGATATAAAGTAAGATCATTCAATAAAGGAGGAGATATGACGCTAAGAGAATATTTGTTTAAGAATCGCCTAACAGCCACAGAAATGTCGGAGAAGTTAGGGGTGAGTAGAAACTATTTAACCCTGATAAAAAATGGTCGTGTGCGACCTGGGTTTGAGCTTGCAACTAAGATTGAGTTATTAACGGGTGGAGAAGTATCAATGAAGGAGCTAAGACCATGAACGAAAATGATCCACATATTAAGGCAAAGATTTTAAGAGAAGCTGGTATGCGAAGGGATAAAAGACTTCGTGTGGCTTTGACGCAAGATGAATACGCAAAATTATTGAATATGGCATTCCAGGAAGACCTAACTATGGCGGATATTATTCGAAAGAAAGTGTTTAAGGACGTGTGAGATGCGCTAATATTATAGATTTTTCTGGAAAGATATCTGTTTCTGGAATAATGTGGCTCATTCAAACAAAAGGCCCCGTTGTTGCGGGGCCTCTCAAGGCTTAAGCCTCAATATAACGTGGACTGTAGTTAGCCAAATGTTATATCAAGCCTTGAGTTTAAATCAACATATACTCAAGTACTTGTATGTCCGATTCTATTTCAGATACTTACAATAAGATTCCTTATCAATTTTGCGCCATTCCATATGAATTTTTTCGAAAAGAATTCATTGAAGATCCCCCTATGATGACTTTGATTTTCTTTATTTTTAAGCGTATTCGTTTTACTCCTCATTCAATCAGGATAAAAAGCAACGGATGGCATGAGGTATCACTTCAATGTTTTGAATTCATTTTTGGTCGGCATGCCTGCTCCCAGGAAACCGGATTAACAGAGCGACAAATACGCACTCGCCTCGAGAGACTTATTGTTCTAGGATATCTGACAAGGCAAACGACCAGCAGTTCGACCAGCAGTTCGACCAGCAGTTGTTCACAACTTTCGACCAGCAGTTTTTCAGTCTACAGATTAGCCACAGAGGCTTTTGGTAAAAAAAACGTCCAGCAGTTTAAGGGGGTCAACGACCAGCAGTTCGACCAGCAGTTCGACCACAAACAAGATGTTCTAGAAAATCAAGATATTTCTGTTTTTAAAAAAGAAACAAACAAAGAAAAAGATGTTCATAAGTTTGACACCCCCCTACCCCCTGAAGGGGGAGTTGTTGTTCCATTGTCTTTGTTTCAAGGAGAGAAAAAAAAAGAACAAGCTTCTCATGAAGATATTCTGATTATAGAAGCTGTGCTTGATGACACTCTAGGAATAACGAATGCGAGCACCAAAACTTTGCGTATCTGGATTGAAAAATATTCTAAAGAGAGATTGATTGATTCAATTCTACTTCTCAAAAGAAAGCCAACTAAAGTAGAAAATAAAATGGGATGGCTAAACAATTGCCTAAAAAACAATTGGGATATTGCTGATAAAAATAAAACGGCAAACAGAGAATTTTTCATGAATTTTAAGAATGAAAATGGTTTATCTTCTCTAAAAATTTACGGGACTATGGCTAAAGATAAATCTAATGACTTTGAATTTGATTTTACAAGAAACCCTGCTGATTTGCAGGATTATGCAAGGAGAAAATATGGAACGATTTGAAATTAACACGATGAGAATATTTAGAGATATTTGTGACGGAAAAAAATTATCTCTGGGAGCTATAGGAGTATTGGCTTACATGTTATTTAATTCTTCAGAATATGAAGGTTTCAATATCGATGAAGTTGAAGCGCACTCCAATAACACAAGAGAGGAATGCTTGCGATTTATTGAAGAATTGAAATTACATGAATACATCATTGAAGAAAAATAGTTTTTAGGGGACAGGCAACGCTTGTGTTTGCTTGGCGTTTTCAATATTTACTTGCACGAGTGAAAGTTTTACGCCTAACCCTTTTTATTTAGGGGACAGGTGCCAATGTGGCGCTTGGGGGTTTTGGGTTTATTCCCCCTAACCCTTTTGTTGCAAGGAAGGCCTGTTATAAGAAGAATTAGAGCTATTGGAGGATGTGAATGCAAATAGGGAATATGGAATACATGGTTATGTTATTAGAAATGTTTTTAGAAAATTTGAGGAAAAATGATAGAGATTCAAAAGTTTGAGCTAATCAATAAGAACGCATTGATCGCTAAGTTCAATTGTAAAATGCTGAAGTGGGGTGGTTTGGTTATTCGCGAATGCACTTATTTTGAATCAGGTGCAAAGAAATGGATTAACTTGCCATCAAGACAATATGAGGTTGAAGGCAAGAAGAAGTTCTTCCCGTTCCTGGCTTATGAGGATAGAACCATCAATGACAAGTTTCAAGAGACGATCTTGAATGCTGTGACTGCTTACATGGAGAAGAATTGTGTAGCTCGTGAGCCTGAGAAGAGCTATGTGGATGAAGAAGTGCCATTTTAAATAAAAAACCCCCGCTAACACAACGGGGGAAACTGCAAACAAACGTTTCAAGGAGTTCATAAATATGAACAACTAAGATGTAAATTAATTTGGAATTTGGGTCAAGAAGAAAGGCCGGATATGCGAGCCGGCCTCTCCCAAGGAAATATGAAAAAGCGATTATGAGGACAATTTTATTTTATTATATTACCACATTCTGGTAAAGGTGTTTCATGAAAATTTTACGACATAAATACCACGCTGTTAGCACTAAGAAGGATGGTAAAAACTTCGATTCCAAAATGGAAGGAAGATACTATGAGCAACTCAAATTAAGACAGCTGGCTGGCGAAGTGATATTTTTTTTAAGGCAAGTTCCTTTCGATCTTCCAGGCATGAAATATGTAGCCGACTTCCAGGTGTTTCTGTCGGATGGAACGGTGGAATTTATTGACGTGAAGGGGATGGATACTCCCATGAGCAAAGCTAAAAGAAAGGCGGTAGAAGAGATCTACCCCGTGACCATAAAGATAGTAACTAAGGTTTAGCATGATCAGCAAAGATGATAAAATATCAATTGATTTGATTGAAACTAAGTGGACGGATTTTTCTTATTGCCGTCGCAAGAAAGAATTTGAGTATACTGACAATCATCCCTGTTGGTTATCGATGATTGAAAGAGAGGACATGTTGACCACGTTGCTAAGGATTTTAAACAAGTACCAAAAAAAGCGAACAAAAACCACTTATGAATACGAAATCGATTAAATTGACAGACGAACAGATCATTGACTTAATATTTGAGCGTCAAATTGTTATTGACAATATCGCTATATCTTCTAAACATAGTCTTTTGACCATCTTATCACGACTAGACGCGGAGTTAAGCAATGGAAAGATCTTTGGAAGTGAAGATTCAGTTTTTTGCAGGTCAGATAACATCGAGGATAATAGAGCTCGAGGCCGGATTGCTTATAGGACAAAACATACTCGAAGAAAGAAAGCTTATGGCCCAATCTGAAATACTGCAAGAAATGTTAGATCGCTATGAAGATATTTTTGCAAACGTGCTTCATGAAGATTGAGTTAAAAAGAATATTTTGATACTCTTAATCTAATGCACAAATGGCCCTAAACATAATTATGAGTGGGTTTTATGGATTGTACTTATGTGTTTATTTTTTTTGGTGGGTTTATGGTGGGGCTACTTGCCTCTTACCTCAGGAACTCATACAGCAATCGTGCAAGATGAAGATTAAATTCTAAATTTAAGGAAAGTTTATGAAGAAGTTAATTACGTTAGGAATGCTATTTTTTATGCCTGTTTTATCAGCTGGGCAATATGTTGGTGTGAATTTGGGTATGAACAATGGAGTTCTTACTAACCAATCGCATAATGATAAAGTTGGATTTAAGCTCGGTGGAAATTATGGCTGGAAGTTTGATTCCAATTTCCGTGCTGAAGCTGAAATCAACTATAGAGAAAACCACCAGAAAGCTGATAAATCTTCAGAAAACGGAGCGGTAGCAAAGAAATCAACTGAAAAGTATAGCCTAACTTACATGGCTAATGTTCTATATGACGTACAAAACCTACAAACTTACGGTATCGTTCCTTATTTCGGTGTAGGTATTGGTTATGCTCAGAATACAGAGAAATCAAAAGTAAAAGGCGTTGCTGCTACAAAACAAGACAAGGTAAGAGATAACCGCTTAGCTTATCAAGGAATTGTAGGAGTGAAGATGCCAATCAATGAAACTCTAAGCGTTGGTGCAGAATATCACTATCATGCTGGTAAAGCGCATACAAAAGATCATAGCTTAGCAATGACAGTAGTTAGAAGTTTCTAAAAAAGCGGTAGCGCGGGACTACGCGCAAGCCCCTAAAAAGGCATCCCGCATTTAATTTATGATGGAAGATTACTTGCCAGAATTTCAAGAGGATTACATGGACAAGAAAATTAAGAAGCTCCAAACAGCAACAGGCAAATTAGTGAAGCAAGAAGCTAGTCTTCTCAAAGAAGATAAAAAGCATGATAAAGTGATAGATAAGGCTAAAGCTAAGATGAAAGGTAAATGCTAATGAATGGGGAGACGGTAAGTCTCATATTCCTATGCCTGGTTGTGATTATCGCTACCTCATTTGTGGTTTGTACATTCATTGATATACTCAAAGGAAATCTCAAATGAAAGAAACAGCTAGCGAAATCACTGTCACTATCAAAGACGACGAAAGAACTTACAAATCAAAACATTTGATCTATACCACATACACCATAAGCGAAGATGACCCACTCATAAAAGAGCTAATAGCTAAGGCCCTGCAAGAATTTAATGGAGAGCCAACGGATGTTAGAATACGTATCAACCTAACTATTCTTTAGTATCTGAGCTATCAAGAGCATTGCAGCATTAAGATCGCATTGAGTCACAAATCCATATTGTACATGACGAGGTAAGTCATCAAACCCTTTATTCATCTCATCAAGCATATCAATGAGTTCCTTTCTACTTGGTTTCCCTTCATTGATTGGTTTGTCTTCTTCATAGTGCTTATCAACTTCTCTATCTTCTTGCTTTACTACTGGCTTGTCTACAATGCTACCGCATAACTCACACTTATGCTTGTTTTTCTCAAGATATTTGGCTATTTCAAGTTGATTGCTCATCATTTATCCTTGTAAAGTAAATATTTGACTCACTCGTAAAAATAAGGTTTTCCCATCGCAAAAACATAAAGTTTATCTTGTTTGATGAAAAAAATCACGTCATGACGTAAAGTGATTATATACATAGTTTTATGTTTAAAAAGAGAATGAATATGTCTAGGCCAGAACTTCCTATTGATTGGGACAAAGTAGATTATATGCTTAAATGCGGATGTACTGGAACTGAATTAGCAGCAGTTTTTAGTATTCATCCTAATACTTTTTATAGGCGTGTAGAAGAAAAGTATAATGTCAGTTTTAGTGAATATTCACAGCAAAGGCGAATGGTTGGTGATTATAACTTAAGGCAGAAGCAATATGAAAAGGCCATGGGACTCACAGAAACTGGTGATAACACATTGCTAATCTGGCTCGGAAAGAATCGACTTGGCCAACGCAATGAAGACAAAATGACGATTGTTACACAAGAACAGCAAGCAACACTCGATAAGACCATGGACATGGTAGACTATCTCCAATCTAAGAAAGAGCAAGACTCTGAAGAATGAAAGAACCTCTTTCGCCAAAACAGCTCGAATTCATAATCAATTCAAAAGCTAAATGGAATTTGGCACATGGGTCGGTTAGAACTGGAAAGACTGTCGGAACAACTTTCGCATTTATGCACAAGGTTGACAGATGTCCAGATTCGAAGATCTATATTGTTGGCCACACTTTCGATACAGCCTATAGAAACGTCGTTAGATTGCTCATGGAATCAAGCGAGCTTGCAATCTTTAGGCCATTCTGTTCCTGGAGTGGTAAGAAGCTATTATACAAAGATAAAGTCATTAGTGTGCTTGGCGCGAAGGACGAGGGCGCGATCGGTAATTTTCAAGGGCTAACAATGTCCCTTTGTTATTGCGATGAGATGACACTATATCCTGAGTCTATAGTTGATATGATCGATACGCGTTTATCTGAGCCTTGGTCACAAGGATTCGCTGCCATGAACCCTTCCCATCCGAATCATAAGATTAAGAAGTGGATTGATATGGCGGAAGAGGGTAACAAAGACTACTATGCATTGCATTACACGCTTGAAGATAATCCTTACTTGGAACAATCTTACAAAGATCGCTTGAAGAACTCACTTAGTGGGATATTCTACAAGAGAAACTATCTTGGTTTATGGTGTTTAGCAGAGGGGAGTATCTTTGATTTCTTTGATCCGAAGTTTCATGTTGTGCCTAAGCCTCCGCGTGCTGCTGAATATTGGATCGCTGCTATTGACTATGGCGCAGTCAATCCATTTGCTTGCTTGCTCATTGGCGTCTCAACTGGACGATATACGCAATCAGGGAAAATGATGTGGGTAGAGAAAGAGTATTATTGGGATCCGGTGAAGAAGGAGAGGCAACAGACCAATAGTGAGTTTGCGAACGATGTGCAAACCTTTTTGCAAGACTATGACGTTAAACAGATTTACATAGACCCGTCAGCAGCAGCATTCAAGACAGAATTGCGTAGGCGTGGTTTGCACCCTGTGGATGCCAACAATGAAGTTCTCGATGGCATAACTATGATGACAACCGAAATGAAGCGTGGAACGCTCGTAGTTTGTTCAGAATGCACCAATACCATTCGAGAGATAGAAAGCTATGTGTGGGACAATAAAGCTGCAGAGAAAGGCTGGGATGAGCCATTAAAGAAGAATGATCACGCAATCGATGCTCTACGCTATGCAATAGCCACCCACAAGGTTAACGTATATGAGCCATACAAAGACCCTAGGCAGAATGAAAAGTGGTCTATGCAAGGAATAAACACGTTTGAAGCCAATCGAGACCCTAGGCGGGGGAATCAACGCTCTTTTTAGGCCTTTCTGGTCTATCTTTGCAATAATAACATAAAGGGTCGCTGCAAGCTTTTTCCATCCATTCATTGCATTTTTTGCAATAATAGCAGTCATACCGTTCATTATAATCTAGTGGCCAGCCACAATCACACGTGCTCATGGATATTTTCTCTTAACCATTCATAGATTTTATGCTTTAAGTCTGATTTTAGCTTTGAGGTTACCAAGTCTTTTTCTCCAAAGAAAGTTAAGTGAACAAAGCGTATGGAATTCATATAAATATCCCTATCGATGCCCTTTTGATTTATCGTTATGAAGTAGCCATGCTTGGACACTTTCAATGCTTTTATTCTACATTTCTCAACTTCACTAGAGGTGACAGGTCCTTCAAGTCTTAAGATAATTCTCTTAATCTTTTCGAGGTTGATATCGTCATCAAGAAATGATTTAATTTCTTCAGTAATATCAAGTTTTTTCTCTTTTTTACGTAGAGGACCTATGGCCTTTCCATTGATTTCGCTATCGACATTAACTTTCTTTTTCTTTGTTTTGTTTTTATCTTTTTTCATAGCAAAGGACTCTTAACTTAACGGAACGAAACCAAACAAATCATAACGTATCATAACCAAACCAAACGTAACAAAACGTAACACAACTTAACTTAACTTAAATAAACCCACCCTAACTTAACCAAACTGACAGGAACTTAACTGAATTAAATCTCTTTTAACTTGTCCCTAATACTGTACAGAATGCTTTGCAACTTATTATTCTCGTGTAGATGCTTCTTCATTTCGGGATAATCTAAATTTTCCATTTTCGTATTTATCATGCATTTTTGAGCGCGTCTAAGTCTTTTGAATGAGTTCACGACAATTCGGTTAACCTGAATCGATATTTCATCAGCATCGTATATTTTAAGATCGCCTGGGTTTTGATTTTCATTTGTGCACATGTAGCCTTCTTCTTCTAGGTACATTTTCATAGCTAAGAAAGGCGTAAGGAAATCCCAACCGTCATCTAACTTTGCGCGGAATAAGGTTTCAAGAACGTTTCTAGGTATTACAACGCCATAATCCAAGTAGTTGTTTTCTTGCAGCCAATTAAATACTTTTATTTTTTCTTCTAATTTCATATCTCTCCTTAAAAACTTATCGAAACGGAACACAACGCAACACAACTCATCTTAACAAAACCCAACATAACACAACTCAGCGGAACGAAATGCAACTAAACCTATCGCACCGGAACGTATCAAAACTTAAATTTCTTTCATTTCTTCAAGTGTAAATCTTCCACATATTCCAGTGGCTAACTGTGGTCTAAGTTCACCTATGCCGTACTCAAAGCCAGCTCTTTCGATGATTCTTTTCAGTTCTTCTTCGCTTAATATTTCTGTATTCAACATGATGTTGAACTTGACTTCCCATGTTGGGAATATTGGTCTAGTTCTCATTGTTTTACTTCTCTGGACGTTGACGGCTTCAGTGAATACGTAAGTTTGTTCACCTTTCTTATTTGTGACAGCCCAAAGCTTTTCAGGTGTCATTTTCTGATATCCAATCAAAGGAGTGCCTGGAATGCAGTCAACGATTACCGCTTTCATTTGCAGGCCTTTCTTTTCTTTACGTGCACTTGCTCGTAAGCATCCGATAATCATTTTTGAGCTTAGGTATACGCCTATGTCTTCATCATAGTACAAGCTTGCTGTCCATTCTATTTTGGCCATAGCCATATAATGTTCATCTTGCTTGGTTTTGATTGAAGTAAGTTCCTTCATACGCTTCTTGAGCGGGTGTAGGGGATTGGCTAATGTATCACAATTCATAACGAATGGTGAAAGTGACTTCAAATGGATACTGTAATTTTTTAATTCCTGCATATTTCCTCATAAAATTAAACTTAACTTAACTAACCACAACTTAACAGGACGCAGCTGAACGAAACGTACCGGAAAATAACGGAACGAAACTCATCTCAACGCAACATATCTGAAATTATGTGTGCCCTAAACGTATATCATTCTGATGAGATTCTGTGAATCACTTTCTTGTGCTATTAATTTCTTTGTTGTATCGTCTTTAATTTAAGTCACATATGATAAAGGCCAATTCATGACCTTCTTTTTTCCGCCTTGGAATAATGCGCTTGAGCCTTCACAAGGCAATGTGCGTCAATGGTTAGATAATCTTTATAGCAAATTTCAGCCCATCGAGCAATCACGCTGGAATCAGTCGAACATCGACACGATGTTTTACGCTGGCGCTCAAGACTATGTGAACCGATATTTTAATTTCACTCCTAGGGGCGGCTCTCAGTTCTATTTCAACGTATCTCAACAGCCAATTAACATGGTGACGGGATATGAGAGACAGCATAGAAAGAACTTTTCCTACGTTCCGACTGAGGGCGCCGATGCTAAAACTACCGACCAATACACTAAATTAATAACCACCGTTGCGAATAAAGGCGATATACACGAGCAAAAGAGCAAAGCTAAGGAATTAGCAGCGGTTGCTGGTATGTGTCTCATGCAACCTTACCTTGATTATACTAGTGAAGATCAGGCTCAAGGGGAATTGAAGGTTAAAATATGGGAATACAACTCATTCTTAGTCGACCCTTATTTTAGATCACCCGACATGTCCGATGCTCAATTTGTTTGGTGTCAAGAGTATATATCCAAACGAGAAGCTGAAGACAGATTCCCCGACAAAGTTAGTCAAATCCAACCCATGGCGGGCACGCCGCAAAGATATGGTAGCTTTTATTTTTTGCCAGAAAACTACAACATGGCTAGAAACGACCTCATGGTCTTATCTTATGTGTGGTATAAATGGAAAGGTAAGAAGAAACGACTATATAGCCGCAAGCGGAACCAGTTTTTTGATTTCGCTCAAGGAATGGAAAACTTAGAGCAAGTGCTTTATAACATACCCGATCTAGAGCTTGTAACTGTTGATGTCCCTATCTGGAAATTAGCTGTTGTTTTAAACGATCAGCTCATGTTTCAAGGGGAGAATCCACTAGGTTTTAATGGTTGTCCATTTATTCCATACTTTTGGAACTATGAGCCTCATATCAATCATTATGACCTACGCGTAAGATCCCTCATGCGCACCATGCGTGATAGCCAATTCCTATTTAACCATAAGGTAAGAACTAACAACGATATTACTGAAGCTACAATCAATTCTGGATGGAAGAGAAAGATTGGAGCGGTCGCCAACGAGGATAACCTAAAGAAAACAGGCCAAGGCTGGGATGTCATTGTCAATGATGGCTATGAAATGACTGATGTTGAGAAGATTATCCCTTCCGGCGTTCCAGAAAGCGATCTTGCATTAGCTGAGCAATTATCTAGCCTAATCTTTAAAACAAGTGGCATAGACCTAGAAAACTGGTCTGGCCAGCAAGACAAACAAACATCTAGCCTTACAGCTCTCATTAAGCAAGCTGCAAACTTGATGGTTCTACAAAAGTACTTCGATCAATGGGACTATTCAGACAAGCTTTTAGGCGATAGATTGCTACAAATTGCCCTCAATAACTGGAATGCTCCTAAGGTTGAACTATACATAGGCGAAGAACCTACTCCTTTCTTCCATAGCAAGATCTTTAGTAAATATCAAGTGGTTGTCGAAGAAGCTGATCTAACACCAACTCAGCAGAATTTACAAGCTCAACAAATGCTTGATATTAATCAGATGTTTGGTCGTGAAGTGTTCCCAGCTTCCATGATTATTCCTAAGCTAAATATCACTGGGAAAGGCGAGATCATTCCGTTCCTACAACAACAAGAGCAGCAGCAAGCAGCGGTTCAAGCGGAAGCGACAAATCTTCAGCATACCGTCGAAGAAATGAAGCTCAAGGAATTGATGGCTAAGATTCATAATCAGCTTTCACAAGCTCGTGAGAGAGATTCTAGAAGCGAGTCCAATGTGGGCTTATTCGAAGAAAGAATGAGCATGATCAGTAAGAACCATGCTTTAGCTTCTAAAGAGAAAATGGCGGCATTGGCGCAACTATTAGAGACTATTCAGAAATTCGGAGAAGTAGAGACATTCCTTCAATCCAACAATCTCGAGTCGATTAAGATGGATGAAGAAGATCAAGAGAAAGAACAGAGACAAGCAGTTGAAAGGCAAGAAGCTTCTAAGCGATTTATTGAGCAGATTATGGGAAGCCAGCCAAGTCAACAAAACTCTGGCCAAAATCAGATGAGCATGGTATAAACAAAGTTCAACCTAAATAGGTAAAATAGAGGTAGTTATGGCAGGCGGACAAAGAATTGATGATCATTCCTTTTGGGCAGGTTCCAAGGGAAAAGATTCAGTATTTCCTGATGGACCACACAAGACAAAAGACTATTCTTCAGCTGAAGGATCAGGCCACGTAGCTTATTATGAAGATACCACTGAGGCTATCAAGAAAGTCCAGATGGATTCTAATAAGAAAGTGAAGAGCCATCCAATGAAGACGAGTCATTTTCATTAATATATTGTAGATCATGTCGAGGGTATTCTCGTTATGGTCTACATATCATTTGAGGTCACATGAAGAGCACCAAGACTGTACAGTCGTATAAAAATACAGCTGCAGAGAAGAATCGATCTACCCTTAAGAATACTAAGGATGGCTTCGAAGATCCCGCACGTATTAAATTCCAAAATAAAGAATGTCAGCCAGAAGATGGTGTTAAATCTCCATGGGACTTTCGGTGCCCTCAATATGATCAACGCTCATCCAACTTCATCAATGCTGGCACACATTATGGTGTAGGCATTAATCAGCCGATTGGTCACGAAGGCAATCCTAAATCTGAAGTGCCTGCCTTACCTAGAACTAGAAGAAACACACTTCAAGATGATGATCTAGGATGAAAATCCCCAAGACTAAGCACAAACAAGCCCATACTGACAATGTTAAGATGGGCATGGGTGATTATTATGGAACGGGTCTTAATGCTAAGATTGGCAAGATTCGTGATGTCACAGGCTATAATGAGATTTCTAAAGCAAAACTTAAGAAGCCTCCAAAGTCTCTAGCTTAAATAGCTTTCTATTCATTCTCTTAAACTGAATCAATTCCTCTAGAATTCGCTTACATTTCTCTTCAGGCAAATCCTCAGGGTCTTTAAACTCTAGATTCTTTCGGTTATTAAGATATTGATCAATGCACCAATTGACTATCTCATGCTCTACAACGTTTCCTTCTTTGTATTGACCCCAGAACTCAGTTGCGGGAATAATCCATATGGTCTCAAGTATATCTGTATGGGAATGCGCTCTGAAAAGATAGGAGTTAGTTTCCGCCTTTGGTTTTTCTAACCTCGGTTGCCAGTATAATACTTTGTCAACGCCATTGTCAGCAGTACGAGCATGACCAAAAATATATACATAGGGGCTCCTATCTTGATAGAAAAGAGAATCAAAGTTCTTTTTTAGACAATCTTCAGCGCCTTGATTAACATTAGCCTCTTGGTCTTTCTTAAAATGTAATAGCCTGTCATGTGCTTCAAGTATATTAACTTTCATGTAACCTCCTACTGCTAAATACATTATATAATTTATTTCAAGAAAAAAAGCGATAGACAAATGGAAATATTAAGAATAGATTTCAGGAGACCCTAATCCATAGGAGGGTGTGTATGTGTAAAGATAATAATAGTGAATATCATAGGGATTGCCCTTGCTGCTGTGAGCAAGGACCTCAAGGTGTCCCAGGTCTACAAGGGCCTCAAGGTGTTCAAGGTGTGCCTGGTGTTCAAGGGATTCCTGGTCAAACGGGTGCTCAAGGCCCACAAGGTACTCAAGGTCCTAAAGGCGATCCAGGAAAAGACTGCGATTGTTCTGAAGGCGTTCTTCCATATGCTAACGTATATGCATCTATTGCTCAGGTAGTACAGGCATTCAACGTGCCCGCACTATCCGACCAAGTTCTCTTTGATAAGCAAAATGCTGTGTCAGCAGGCGATTTTGACTTAACAATGATGAACGCAAATGGAGATATTAAGTTCCTCAAGCATGGTATCTACCATGTTCAATGGCAGCTGCAAGCTCGTATTTTGCCTCCAGTACCAAGCCCAGTACCATCCTGGTCATTTGGTTTCTGGTTGAACGGTATCTTGGTTCCAGGTTCTATTTATTCTGGATTTACCCAAGCACCAGGCGATGATGCATGTCACTCTACAGGTGATATTATCATCGAAGTTCAAGCAAATGATGTACTAAGATTAAGAAATACCAGCGTTTCTGCTGTAAATCTTAATCCAAGTGTGACAGGTAGCGTATTTCCTATCACGATCGCTTCTGTGAATATTGAGGGTTTAAAGTCTCTCCCATAATAGTAATATAATAGGTTTTCCGGCACCTCTAAGCCGGGTTACTCTTCATCGCCTCTAGCAAGATAATAGATCTCTCTTAATTTTTCACCTTTCCATCTAAACCAGTCATGAAGATCGCATAGTTTCTCTTCGTCTTTGTAGACTTCAAGGAATTTTTCTAATGTATGTTTTGAATTCCAAATCTCATAAGGGCATTCATCATCATCTAAGATCGCTTCCATCATTACAAATATTCTTCCCAGGTCTTCAAGGCGTTCTCGCTTCATTTCTTCCCCTGGGGCGTTCCAAGCACATTCTTAAACAATTTAGCTCGATATGCTTCAACCATAGCTTTCTCTTTTTCTTTAGCAAGCCTCTCATCATATTCTATTTGAGCTTGAATGATATCTTCATCGTCTTCTTTCATTTCCCTTGGAGGCCTATCATAACATTCACACCATTCAGCGTCCTGCTCACCTACTAATGTATTAAAGTTAAGATGAGGGGAACGAGGTATGGGAGCGTGAAAGGTTTGAGGTGTGCGAAGGTCGTTGTTTGGTGCGCTCATTTATAACCCTCTATAACTTGCTATAAGTTTGTGTCTAAACATGATCAACTCTAAATTTCTTGCATCTCCTGCATCCCCTGATCACTTTTCCTGAATATCCATTAAAAACATGTGAAATTATCATCCATCTATGACCAAAGACAAAGCATTTAATCCATGGAATCATCTAAATGCATGCCTCGTTTCTTTCCAAGCCATCGTCTATAATTTCTAGTCCGGCAATCACACCAAAACTTACCTTCAAAATGACCTTGATCTGAATTAGGTTTTTTCTTTGAGTAATCTCTTTTCGATAACTGTTTTGATCGCACGCCTAAGTTCCTTTAGTGGGATCGTTCCCTTAAGTTTGGCAGATCTTATCTTTCTCATGTCTATCGCTCCAAAAGGGGTATCAACGTCTGATAACTATGCTTCTGTTAACTCCAAGACTAAATTCCCATAAACCTATTATTTTAATTAGACACTTCATTCAACTTTGTCTAAGTTTTCATAATTTGTAAACGCTTTGACAGATTTTACCCCATTTTTTCACGATTCTGATTCGCTTTCATCACAAATCATAACCGCTTTCCAAAAACCATCAACAAAAGACGCACCTACTTCTTCATCATTTATGTAAAGATCTAGAATCCCATGACTGATGTCATAATAATCCGCCATAACATAATAATCTGAAGTCAACGTGATCACTTTATAACGGTTCATTTAATCCTCGCCCATTTCTTCTTCACAAGGTTTCCAAAACACGACCCTCAGATCATAGTCAAGAGATTCGTCGCAATCATAACTCTCACGATCGTTGTAGTCATGGAATGAGCATTTCCTAAGTTTCTGAAATCCGATTAGCATCCCTTTATATCGGAATCCATCGCCTGTCATGAAATAGATATCTTTGTATCTAGGGGGTTCTTCTTCCCAAATATCTATCCAACCCTCAGGTTTATCTATCATTTAATCCTAGCCCATTTCTTTCGATTAATCCCTTGCTCATCCCTTAACTTATTGATCTCTTTGCAAATCTCCACGCAAGCATCGTACGTTTGCTTAGTCCTGCGCATGATCAATAATGGACTTATCTTTGGGAATATTTTTAAGCTTTCATGCAACTCTTGGATGGTCATTCTTTGCACCAAATCAAAACTTTAATAGGTATACCATTATCCGTTATCCAAATCTTGCGCTCATAATTGTAAAGCACCTTACAAACTGATCTTCCAGTCCATCCAGTGACATATATACCAGATTCTGGTTTATGAAACTTAGCATCGCTCCAACCAGGTAATACATGCGTTGTCGGCGATGGTGTGGGCGCTCCTCCAGCACTTGGAGTGCCATACATTTCTCCTGGATGGAAAGCGCTTATTTCTTTAATTGGTGGACTGCTCATTTAAATCTATCCTTTGCTACTATTACAACCTTTCCTCTGGTAACATATTCAATAGATACCACTTCGTATCCTTGCTTTCTAAGATTTCGTACAAAAGCACGCTTTTCCCATGCGAGTATGTAGAATGTCGTGTAGTTAATGTTCAATTTTTAATCTCTCTAAATACCTTTTAATCGCATTGGATACAGTACTGGGACCAATACCAAATCTTTCACCGATCTCTTTTAAAGTCCTTCCTTCTTGTCTCAACTTATGGAATATTTTACAATGCTCATCCGTTAATCGCCTAACACATGCGCCACGCCTACCCATAATTTCACTGCTTTTAAAACAAATACTTGCTCTAATCTAAGTCTTTTAGTTTAATAAACTTACATCCAACCGCAGGCCAGCGTTAAGGGCTAAAGGATATAGTATGTCAATACCTCAAGATAATCAAGTTCAACAAAATACTCCACAACAAGTTAGCGACAAAGAACTTAACTTCAGAGCATTGCAACAAAAATATGAAAAGCAACTAGCTGAGGAGAGAACAGCACGCTTAGAGGCTGAAAGGCAAATACAGGAGCGTTCTAAGTCCCAAAACGATGATGATGACGGAGATGAACCTTATGTCGATCATAAAAGGCTTAACAAAAAACTTCAAAAGTTTGGTGAGCAAACTAAGCAAGAAACTCAATCTGAAATCAAGCAAGCCGTCTCCCAAGCGCTCTACGAAGAAAGAAAGCAAAACTGGCTCAAAAATAACCAAGACTTCTACGATGTGATGCAGCATGCCCAAAAGTTCGCTGAAAAAGATCCAGAACTTGCAGAAACCATTTTGGAAATGCCAGACACATTTGAAAGGCAGAAATTGGTCTATAAAAATATTAAAGCCATGGGCATACACAAGCCGCAGACTCCAGAACCTAGCATTCAGCAGAAGATTGATGCAAATAGAAGAAGTCCATATTACCAGCCTTCGGGCGTTGGAACGGCTCCATATGCATCACAAGGAGACTTTAGTCCTTCTGGGCAAAAGCAGGCTTATGATAAATTACAGGAATTGAAACGTAACTTAAGGATATGATATGCCACTTATTAAAGGTGAAGCAGCCAAGACAAAAAAAGGGTTCTCAACTAATGTTAAAAGAGAAATGGAAGCTGGAAAGCCGCAAAAGCAAGCAGTAGCGATTGCCTATTCCGAAGCTGGTGAAAAAAAGAAAAAAAAAGGTAAATAATCATGAAGATCAAGAAGAAAGAAGAAAAGAAAGAAGTTAAGATGCCTGCTAAAGGAAAGATGGCTGATTCTGAAAAAGAAGCTCATCTCAATAAGAAGAAGAAGTAAATCTGGCTTTACATAAATATAACCCATTTTATATAAGTGGGTTATATTAGCGTAGGAGAGTTCGCTACTCCAATCGCGTTAGATAGTTTCGCAACTATCATCAAGAAGTGATCGGGAATCCGCGTAGTTAGGCTCGCATGCCGACCATCATTTCATACTAACCTCAATTCAGAGGTTCTCAATGTCGATTACGACAACAGGGAATCTTGGCCCTATGATTTTGCAGTCGCTCGCGCCTGCGATGCTTTATGTGCCAACTCCCACAATGAACTACATTACAGTCTGCGATAAAGTAAGTATGCCGACACATGGCGGAACTACTTGCAGATTCATGCGCCCACGCGCATTACAACCACCAACTATCCAGTTGGGAAATTCCGGTATTGATCCCCCAGCACAAGTTCCACAACGTGACATCATAGATGCACAGATGGCATTTTTTGGTACTGGTTGTATCATTAACGAACAAGTTATTTTGCAAGACCAAGAAGGCGTTTTGGCATGGGTGTCTGAGCGTTTAGCAGTAGCTATGCGCCAAGCAGAAGATTTAATCCTGCGCGATTACATCGTATCTGCAGCATCTACCATTAATGCTGGTGGTGGTTCCAACGCAGACAACCCAACTAACCTCGGTGTTTCCGATTTTAGCTTGGTTGCAACTACTTTGGATACTAACAATGCTTATAAGTTCATGTCTGGTATTGAAGGCATGGATCGTTTTGGAACAGGCCCAGTGCGTTCAGCATATTTTATGTTGTCCTCAACTGAACTCCAATCCGATTTTGATGGTTTAACTGGTTCTGGTTTCCTTTCCCAGTGGAACTATCCTACCAATGCATCAGCGCTTCCTGCTGAATATGGATCTGTTTATAACATCCGTATTTTGACTAGCTCTGAGGCTCCTGTTGCTCGTGGTGTTTCTGCTAACGGCCAAGACGTGTATTATAATACCGTCGTTGGTAAGCAAGCAGTAACTCACATCAATCAGGATGGATATTCCATGAATTTGATTTATCGTGACCCATACTACAGTGGTATGTTGGCCCAAAATGCTACTCTTGCTGTTAAGTTTGCGCAAGCGCAAGCGATTACACAGGATACAGCTATCAGAAACCTGCTGAGCACGCGTTTAGCGTCTCTAGTGATATAAGGAGGTTTTTATGGCTGAATATTCTAGATTAGCAAGTGGACAAACAGTCGCTCGTGGTGTTGATGGACAAGCAGCTGGTCAAACAGCGGTCGTTATTCCATTTCTTCCTGACTTTATCGAGATCTATAACCGTACACGTGCAGTTGCAGGTGCAGGCGTTACTAGAGCTTGGTGGGTTAAAGATATGGGACAAGGCTCTGCGTTTTTGGATACTTTTGGAACAGGTGAACAATTCATTGCTCCAGTTGGTGGAACAAGTTCTGGTGCTTTAGTTAGCGGAACTGGTTTTTCAACTATCCAAGCTGGTTTGTCTCTTCAATATGGTCCAACATTTTTGCTCGGTGGTGCTGGGGGTATTGCTAAAACTTCAGCAACTCAGTTGACAGTTACCACAACAGCTAACCATAATTTGACAACTGGTGATTGGGTTACTTTCCAAAACCTATATCAAACATCAACAACTGGTATGCAGCAAATTGCTGGTATTCCTTTCTTAGTAACTGTGACTGGTGCTACCACCTTCACAATCTCTTGGGTTGGAAACAGTTCCAATTTGACAGCCATCACAACTGGTGGTTTGAATGGTTTGGCATCTTTCAAGAAGATTCTATATCCCGTGCTTTATGCTCCGCATGTAGCGTATCCTTGGAAGATTGATATTGGTACTACTACCACAATTCATACAACTGCTCCACACAACTACGTTGTTGGTCAGCAAGTTGGTTTCAGAATTCCAGCTCCTTATGGAATGACGAATTTGAATGAATTGCCAAATACCACATTGCCAGGGTTCCCAATTTACTATTATGTAACAGCTGTTACTGATAGTACGACCTTTGTAATTAATGTTGACAGCACTCTATTTACACCATTTACCGTAAACAATACATTCTTGAGCTTCCCAGGCCTGAAGTTTGCAGAAGTTGTAGCGGCAGGTGATGTAAATACAGGTGGATGGCCTTATAATGGCGGAGATCTCTACCCATCTCCAAGGTTCTTCAATGGCTTTACTTCCAGCACGACAGTTGGAGTATCTACCATCAATGGACCAGCTATTTACGGTGCTTTCTCCAATGCGACCTTTATGGGCTTTATCATTGGTTCTGGTGTCGGCGGAACTACTGGTGATGTCATTTACTGGCGCGCTTATATGCACGACATTAATTACCCCTGATTAAGGTTGTAATTTTTAGTTGATTATTGCATCGTGGAAGAGGACGCAAGTTCTCTTCCATTAGGTGTTTATGTCATACCCACCCTTAATCACTGGGCCAATTCCTCCTTATGCAAACATACCCATTCGTCCAGACTATTTTAAACCGCGTTTCTTCTTTATTTCTGGTATTGCACTTGGCGTTACAACTGTAATTACAACGACTGTAGACCATGATTACGTGATAGGGCAGCTCGTAAGACTAATCATCCCTCAATGGAGCGGCACAAGAGAGTTAAATGAGCAGGAAGCCTATGTGATTGATATCCCAGCTTCAAACCAAGTTACCTTAGACTTCGATTCTAATGGATTTACAGCATTTACCTCTTCGTCACAACCAACTCAACCTCAGATTCTTGGTATAGGGGATATATCTTTTGGAAATATCAACGCTTCTGGTAATTTGAATACAAGCATATCAGTACCAGGTGCTTACATAAATATTTCACCCCAATAGGTATATCATGGTAGAAAAAGCAAAACCAAAAGTTCAAGAATCCGAAATGGATAAATTAGAAAAGCAATTTGATGCTTTTGATTCGCAAGTCAAAGAATTAACTCAAGATCGCATGAATCAAGCACCAAAATTGGAAATGGAGCCTCAAACAAGGCTTTCTTCTTCAGAAATTGAGAAATCCAAGGAAATTAGACTTAAACCTTCAAGATCTATCGGATCTGGTCAAAAGTTTAACGAGAAATTCAGAGAAGCTTGGAACTACGACAAAGAATATGTCCAATTCATTGCAGAAAACAATGAAGCCAAAGGCGACATGATTGAGATATGGACTCGCCCTTATGGCGGACTTCCGGCAGAATTTTGGCAAGTACCAGTTGGTAAACCTATATGGGGTCCAAGACACCTTGCAGAGCAAATTAAGAAATGTTCTTACCATCGTTTGACGATGCAGCAATCTGTGACAAATTCAGATGGTGTCGGTCAATATTTTGGTAATTTAGCTGTTGATACAACTGTACAAAGGCTAGATGCAAGACCTGTATCTTCAAGAAAATCCGTTTTTATGGGGGCGGCTAATTTCTAATGAATCTATTAAAAGATATCATCACCTATGTCCGGCGCATAATAAAGAGCCCTTCCAATGCTGTCATAACTGATTCTTTGATCATAGACTATATCAATCGCTTTTGGTTGATGGATGTGGATGCGCGCATCCAAGTCTTTGATCTTAAAACTAAATATCAGTTTCTAACGACACCTGGGGTCGATAGATATAATATGCCTCTATATGATACTCAGACAGAAGTTTTACAGCAAACAGAGACTCAAATCGTTTTGGCAACAGAGCCATTTGCAGACGGAACGGCTCTCTATTTTGAAGACTTATTAGCTCAGTTTAAACAGACTAATCCAGATCTTACCTTAAAACCTGGTACTATTAGTGTTTACATTGATAAGGGAACGGCTAATCAGACAGTCTATGTAGATGATGGTGTAGGTAATATAACATTGCTTTCAGGAACTTACACGATAAGTTCTGGGACAATTGATTATAATTCTGGCGATTTAATTCTTAATTTTACTGTAAATCCAGCAGCAGGTGTTCCTGTTCAGGCATCTTTTGTCTATATCAGTACACAATTCGGTGAATCTGTTGCAATGTTCCCAGTTTATCAAGGATTCTTGGGACCAGCCTACATCAATGGTTATGAAATCAATTTTGAGACTCAAAAGCAATATTTTAAGAATAATTGGGGTGGATATTCTCAATCTCCCATACAAGTGGGAACAGGTAACGGAACCACAGGCCCTTACACACTTACTATTCCTATTGTTTCTCCAGTTCCAAATCCTCCGAATTTTCCAATATCTTCAGCTCTTATGCGAGGTCATGTTGACATCACAGGTATTATTGCGACTGGAAATAATATTGACCCTCCCTTAGTCACTAGCACGTCGAATTATATTACGACAATTCCAACAACAAGTGTTAACTCGCAGGTTTTCTTTACGTCCCAAGCGGCTGATGGCACTAATATCATCATCCAAGATAGCGGTGAATTCTTAGATGGCAATGCCAATTATGGACTGCTTATGGAGCCAGGAAAGGCTCCTTATGGCAATAGAGAATTAGTCAATGGTCCATTGCCAAATTACAGTACGACTCAGAATACGATTAATTATTTCACTGGGGTTGCTACCAATGTTTACTTTCCACAAGCAATTCCAGCGGGAATGCCTATTAATGCTCAATGTAGCTATTATCAGCTTGGAAGACCATTATCCGTTCTTTATTACAATAATGTTCTACAATTCAGAGCACCCCCAAATACCCAATATGTCGTAGATGTCACAGCTTATTTAACACCAGCTGCATTCTTCAATACAGAAGCTGCCATTCCTTTTGCTTACATGGCAGAATATTTAGCTAGAGGAGCAGCTAGGAAGATATTATCAGACGTAGGAGATGTAGAACAGTTTCAGTTTTATGAGCCATTATTTCAAGAGCAAGAAAGCTTAGTACATATCAGAAGCCAAAGACAATGGACAGCCACTCGTAGCCACACCATCTGGTCTGTAGGAAATACAAATGGATATACTAACAATTATAATTCACTAGGATTGTAGCATGCCAACAAATTTCAATTATAATAGAGATATCCCTTTTGCCACGAATGATCCGGCTGTTGATCAACCGGATATGCAGACCAATACCAACTCAATCGACACGCTAATCAACGTGGATCACTTATCTTTCAATACTGCTACCGGTAATCAATCAGATGGCTATCATAAAGTTATCCATCAGGTTCCTTTTTCCACTACGACTTCCAATCCCCCAAAAAACAATCCACCGACTCTACCAGCTCCAGTTTCAGGAGTTGGTGAAATAATTTCTGTTCAAATGAATCCTACAACAGGTGTTGGTGGAAATGCTGATGAAGTGTTGTTTTATCAGAGTGGAGGAGGCAGATATTTACAACTTACGAACGTTCTTGTGGGAGCTGGTAATCAGGCATTAGCTGCTACAAGCGGCTATACTGTTCTTCCTGGAGGAATTGTAATGCAATGGGCACAATTAACCGCTCCCGTTGGTACTGTAAATTTTCCTACTCCATTTCCTAACATTTGTTTGAATGTGCAATTAACATTATTTACCGTTGCTGGACCTGGACTCGGATTTTATCGCGCTGACACGCTTGGTAAAACTTCATTTGAATTTCATAGTTCAGGATTTTCTGGAAGTGTATTTCAGTATTTAGCTATAGGTTTCTAATGGCAAAACTAGCTGTTGGGCCTATCAATAAAGGCCTAAAGACAGACCGCACGGCCTTCAATATCGATAACGATAGCTTTCCTATGCTTGTTAACGCCTATCAATGGCGTGGAAGAATCAAGAGAAAGAGGGGAACAACGCTACTCGGAAGACTTCAACGATATATTGGTACAACTGATGTAACAGGTGGACAAGTCATTACAATTCGTCCAGCTCCTATCGCATCCGGTATTGCTACATTCGTTGTAGGAACTCAAGTTTTCGTAGATCCAGGAGGAGCAAGCCCTGTTGCACTTCTAACTAACGGTCCAGGAACAGCAACTCTAGATAGAGCAACTGGTATATTGACCATTGCTGCCTCTATTCCTCTAACTCCTGTGATATATTTTCCAAGACTTCCTGTCATGGGAATTGAAGAGTTTAATATCAATGCTAACAATATTCCTGGAACAATAGCTTTTGATACCATCTATGCTTATAATATTAGTGGCACCTTTCCGTATCCCATCATAGATATAAGTTTTTACAAGAATCCACCTAGTGGAACTCCAGCAAGTTATGTTCAAAAAGGTGGAGGAACTCCATTTTTAACACCTCTTTGGTGGAATGGAGCCAATTACCAGCAATTTTGGACTGTAAATTATCAAGGTGCTTTGTGGGCGACTAATGGAGTAACCGTTCCTTTTGCTCCTGGGAGTATTACTTCTATAGGAATGCAATTTGCTCCTGCTGCAGACATCACATATGTAGGAAATACAGCTACTACTCTTACAGTAACAATACTTAATACGCCCTTGGTAGAAGGAGATTTTGTATTTGCGAATGAATGGAATGTAGGATCAGGATTAAATTTTCAAACCGGATATGTGACAACTGCCGTTCCAAATACTCCGGCTCCTGCTAATAAAACTATAACTATAACGTTTCCTTTTGCAACATTAACTGTAGCCCCAAATACCCCTGGAATACTTCAATATTTAACTAACCGATCAGATACTACTAAAGACTGTATTCGTTGGTATGATGGACAATCCACTAACTCAATAATTCCGCCCACTGTGGTTCCTGGAAATGGCTGGGTGAATTTCATGCCGCCATTGTCTCAATTTGCTTTTTCGGTGGCTGAACTTCCTCAAAAAATCTATTATCTTGTAGGAGCAAAGCTCATATTCCCATTCAAGGATAGATTGCTATTTTTGGGTCCTGTTGTTCAAGCTTCTACAGGATCTCCAATTTATCTACGAGATACAGTTATCTATAGTCAGAATGGAACTCCATATTACACAGCTTCTTATACAGATAATCCTGGTATTGCTGGGGAAGATACACCAACATCTGTCTTGAATGTTTTCACTCCAATTCTCGTTCCAGCTAATCAGACAGCAACACCAGCGGCCTGGTTTGAAGATCAAGTTGGCTTTGGTGGATTTATTTCCGCAGGTGTTGCGGATGCAATCACCTCTGTTTCTTCCAATGAAGATGTATTGATCGTTGGATTTACAGGCATTCAAACAAGACTCGTGGCCTCTGGAGAAGATATTACTCCATTTAATTTCTATCTGATTAACTCCGAGTTGGGAACTGGAAGTACATTCTCAGCGATAAATCTAGATGAGGGAGTTATAAGCCGAGGAGCTAGAGGATATGTTATTACAAGGCAAGTTGGAACTCAGAGAATCGATTTAGAAATACCCGATGAAGTATTTGAGATCAGCCTTATAAGTAACGGAGCTGAAAGGATGACCGCTCAAAGGGATTTTGAGAATGAATGGATTTATTTCACCTATCGAGGAAATGAAAATAGCGCATCAAAATACATTTATCCAACCGAGACTCTTCAATATAATTACCGAGATAATAGTTACGCCATTTTTAAAGAAGCTTATACAACATATGGTCCTTTCAAAAGACAGACAGGGTTTACTTGGGCTACCATTCCATATCGCACGTGGAACAGTTGGCGCACACCTTGGAATGCTGGGAATTCTAATGTTCTTCAGGTGGATATTTTAGCAGGAAATCAACAGGGATTTATATTGTTTAGGGATGAAGGGACTAATGAAGGCGATTCTCTTTATATTCAAAACATAGTTGGTAGCATCGCAACTTCTCCAGATCACTGCCTAAATGAAAATGATTATATTGTAATCAATGGAGTATTAGGAACATTGGGATTGCAGGTGAATGGACAAATATTCTCTGTTGCAAATGTTACTAAAGATACTTTCAGACTCAATCCTAATATCGTTGGTGGAACCTATACGGGTGGCGGAACAATTAAGAGAATGTATCAACCATTTATTCAGACCAAGCAGTTTCCTCAAAGCTGGGCTATGGGAAGAAAGACTCGGATCGGTCCTCAACAATATCTATTGAGCAAAACGGAAGGCGGACAGATCACAGTACAGATTTTCCTTAGCCAAAACTCTGCAAATAGTTTTAACGACGGAAATATTGTACCAGCTCCTGGAAGCGTAAATAATTCATTGGTCTATAGCCAGATAGTCTACACTTGTCCTGAAAGCACTAATATGGGACTTACCCCATTTAATACTAATCTTCTTCAGTTAAGTTCGCCTGGAACTAATTCAGGGTCAATAAATAATCAAGAGCAAATCTGGCATCGTATGAACACCGCTTTGCTTGGTGATACTGTTCAACTTGGATTTACTATGAATGACCAGCAAATGAGAGACCCAGACTTTAGCAATCAGTTTGCAGAGATTGAAATTCACGGTTTCATCATGGAAGTGTCAAGTGCGGGATTAATTGCGTGATAAATGTTATCAATCAAACATCCTTTTTAAGAACTTCTAGGAATTTTCCAGCTGATCTAAAACTTTTGTCAATTGAAGCAGATAGAAGTTACATCGACATCGCACGCAGTGTTAATACCAGAGTTATTGGATTGTTTACTTTAAATCGATCCACAGCTACGGGCGAGAATTGGTTTATCACTCAGGCAAGAAGGCAACAGGGACTAAGAGAAGTTTATAGATTTGAAGAGGCAGATTTCACAGGAGGGGTGGCAACAATTGCGCATGGGATACAATTCTTAAGCCTTACAAACTTCGTGAGGATTTGGGGAACTTTCTTCGATGCAGGTGCGATTACTGGGACTCCTGCCTGGTATCCATTGCCTTATGTTGATACAGTACTGATTACTAATCAGATTAGTGTATGGGTTGATGCTACCAATATTGTCATAACGAAGGGGACTACATGTCCTTTTACCATTGAAAATGGGTTGGTAGTTTTGGAATGGTTGGCAAACCCTTGATATGATATAAGTGAATAAAAAGGAGTATGTTATGGCTTTTATGGGCGGCAAAGCTAACGATTTTGCTTCGGCACTTGCTGGTGGCAGTAGCAATCCATCAAGAACTGGTGGGATGGGCAGCAGGCGAGGCAATATGGGTGGCGATATAATTCCAGAGGGTTATGATGTCGGCCAATTACAGAATTTCGATAAAAGACAAATGGGTCTCTATAAGAGTCTTTTCCCTCACCTAGGACCTGATAGCTATCTTTCTAGACTTGCTGGTGGAGACCAAAACTTATTCAACGAAATTGAATCTCCAGCCCTTCAGCAATTCCAAGGCACTCTTGGTGGAATCGCTTCTAAGTTTAGTGGACAAGGTATGGGATCTCGCAGAAGCAGTGGTTTTCAGAATACAACGACCGCTGCGGCATCTAACTTCGCACAGCAATTACAATCTCAAAGACAAGGTTTACAGCGTCAAGCAATCAATGATCTTATGGGATTGAGCAATACTCTGCTTAACCAAAGACCTGTCGAAAGAGATTTATTCCAAAGACCTCAGGAAGGACCTTCTCGATTTGATAGTTTCCTAGGAGGCGCTTTACCAATTGCAGGTATGGCAGCTGGAGGATTTTTTGGTGGATTGCCAGGAGCTAAGATAGGGTTGAGTGCAGGATCAGCAGCTAGTCAAGGATTTTTCGGTCAGGGGTAATTATGGCAATAACAGTACATTCAGCGGGTCCTAGAAAAGTATCTACAGGCGAGAGATTTGCTAGAGCAGTTGGTCCTGGATTGCAAGCGGGTATGAGTAAGTATGAGGAATTGCAGAAGCAGGAACAAGCTAATCAACAAAGAACTGCTACAGGCTCTTATCTTGAATCGCTTGGTTTTAAAGGAGCTTCGCAATGGCCAGCTGATTTCCAGAAAAAGGCACTAGAGGAATTTGGAGCCGCTGATCGAGAAAGGATTAAAGGGGCATATGCATCCGAAAAACAAAAAACAGCTAATCAATTATCTCCTGAAGAATTAAAACAGGAAGAAGATAACTATAATCAAGTGTCTTCTGTTTTTGGAGAAAAGTTTGCAAATCTATGGAAGGCTTCACCTGTTGGAGGAAGAACTGAATTATTAAGACACGGTATTGATGCATTGTCTAGAGGGCATGATATTAATGAGTTGCTGAGCGGAGTGAATCCAACCGCTAAAAATGAAACTGACTTAATTGGTGAAGTTCCACAATTGCAGAATGGGAAAGTTCCTAAAGATTTTAAATGGCCAGATTTTGTAAAACGACCTGAAGGATATACTGCTAAAGAATGGAATGAAGAGAAGAAAAATTGGAGAAAAGAGAATTCAGATATTTTTACAGAAAATAAGAAAAAATTAAAAAATAATGACACAGATGCGAGAGATGTAAAAAAATTAGGAATTCTTAATAAATCGGGAAAACTTCCAAAGGGATTAGGCAGAATATTAATAGATCCTGAAACAGGTGAAATCCGTCCATTAGCCCAGCTTGCAGAATTAGCAACTCCAGAAACTCAAGAATATGTAAAAATATTTTCTAGGTTCCAAAATAGAGCAAAAGATACCTTTGGTTCACGCGTAACTAATTTTGACCTACAATCTTATATGAAACAATTTCCAGGATTACTAAATACAGAAGAAGGGCGCGAAAGAATTCTTGAAATGATGGATATAAATTTACAGATGGACCAACTGTATGATAATGCATTAGATCAAGTCTATAAAAAGTATGGACTTAATGGCGTGCCTCAAGAAAAAGCCGATGAATTAGCCAAAGCAATGATCAGAGATGAAACTGAAAAATTAGAGAAAAGATATTTAGGAATAGAAGAAAAAATACCTGAATTATCTCAACAAGGTAATCTGACAGGAAAAATGGTAGATGTGATAGGCCCTGATGGTCAGGCTTATGAAATTGATGAAGGTGAAATTGAATTACTTCCACCAGGATTTAGACTGTAATGTCACCATTAACTTTAAGACCTAAACAAAATACAAATGAGCAAAGAAATCAACAGGCTCAATCTCAACCGATGACTTTGCGTCCTAAACAGAGGAAAGAACAGCTACCACAACAGCAAGAACAAGTTAAACCTGAACCAGAAGAAGAGAATATTTTCTTAAAATCATTGAAAGATATTCCAAAAAACTTGGCAGGTCAGATTGGTTTGGGTCTACTTCAAGGTCAAACAGCTCCTTTAGATTTACTGAAAACTTTCATGATGGGAGAGGCTTTAACAGGTCTTGAAGAAGCACAAGAAGCCTCTGAAAGAATGGGTGTACCATTCGATATGGAATCGGAAAAACAAAAAATTTTCCAATCACTGGAAGCAATTCCAACTCAAACATTGGCTGAAAAACTCCTTGAAGAACATACAGGTGTTTCAACAGCTCCTCAGACAGGATTTCAAAAAGGCGCTAGAACTGTCGCAGAATTTGCAGGAATGACTCCAAAAGCTGAGAAAGCAGTTCCTAAAGCATTTTCTGCTGAAACAAAAGCCTTGAAAGAAACAGCTGAGGAGTTCGGACTTAAACAATTTGCAGGAATGGAAGCGGAAAAAGCACCAAGCGTTACGCCAGTTGTTTCTCCTAAAAAAGAGAAATCTTTAAGAACTGAACTTTCAGAAACCACGAAAAAAGCTGTCAGCGATGTTATAGATCAAAAAATACCCATAAAAAAAATGCGTGAAAAAGGAATTGATCTCAAAGAGGCTTATACAGAAGCCTACGAACAAGCTTCAAATACAGCTAAAAAAATGAGTAAAAAAGAAATCAATGTAGATCCTTTGATAAAATTTCTTGTTGATGAAAAAAGTAAAATAAAAGCATCTGCGCCTTCGTTATCTAGTACGGACAAGACAGTTCTATCAGAAATAAATACGCAGCTTAAACAATTTAGCAAGAGTATTAAGGGTTCTCAAGCTTTTGGACCTGAAGGTGAAATTATAAATATCCCAGGAAAAAAGATTCAGAAGACAGCTACAGCGGAACAATTATTAGATCAATATAAAAACTTTAATCAAGAAGTGGAAGGAATTTATAGAAAAACGCAATTCACAGGTTCTGAAAATGCTGTTAAAAAATTGTATTCTGAAGCTAATGATAAGATCATTTCATCCATTGAAAAGGTTAACCCAGAATTAGCTAATGAGTTAAAATTTGCAAACCGAGTTTATCATGAAACTTCGAAATTAAATCAGGTTGAAGATATCTTAAAAAAGTCATTTGTTGATGGATATAACCCAACTAAATTGACAAGAACTTTAGGAAATCGTAGAGAAAGAGCTTTTCTGGAGAGAAATTTAGGAAAAGATTCCGTAAAAGATTTAGAAAGAATTGCGAAATATGGTCATGAAGCAGAAAAACGCGTTTTTGATCAGCTCAAGAATCCTAAAACGATGAAAGACTATATTGAGAATATTACACCAGGTCAATTAGCTTTGTTGGTTGGATTTAAATCACATGTAGGTATTGCTTTACCTATATCTAAAGCATTGATTAACAGAGCACAAGGACTTCTTTTTACCAGGGAGCCAACCAAACATGCTTTTGTAAACTTCTTAAAAGAAGCTGCACAATTAGGAAAAAGTCCAGCTCCTCTTTTCTATGCTTCAAAGAAATTGGAAAAAGCTATCAAAGATGAATACGGTTCTGAAGAAGAATTCCTATCCGATGTCAAAAAATAAAGTATCAGATATTATCTTTTATCAGGCGCACAACACCTACAAGAAAATATATAATTCCGAACGGAAGCCCAAGTAAAACTAATCCAAGCCATATAGAAATCATTTCTTATTCCTCTCTTCTAAAGAGATTAATCTAGAATGAAAATCTCTAGACTCCTGGTAAATCAAAGCGATAGTTGTATCCATTCTTGTATTAGCAGCGTCTATTCTACTATTGGCTGAAAGCCATAAAGTTAGCATTAGTGCTATAAGAGCAACGTTAACTCCTATAATTGCCAACGTATCAGAATGATTCTTAAATAAATTGTTCACATTGTCTCCTTACTCATATTCACCTACCTTCCCTTTTTAGCATTTTTCATCTTCTTCAGGTTGTCTTCCTGTATTGTAACAAATTGCTCAATAAGTTGAGCCGTCTGCTTTGGCATGGATAAATCCATCTCTATGCATAAGATCTTGAATTTCGTATGCAATTCTTTCGGAATCTGTACTCTTAGTTCTTTGCTTTCCATGTACCCATTATTCCACAATTCCTATTTAAAATCAATAACATGACTGCGTTTTAATATAGACTTTACCTAAGTCTAAGTGTGTTAGTAATTTACAAAAATACCTCTCTTTTTTTAATTCGTAATTGTTTAAAGTAGAATTTCATGTAAGTTTAACAACAGCAGGTATTTATGTCCTTTCCTCCAGGATCAAACAATTATTGTGTAGCTTTCGGTTCTAGCCCAGAGAATGTCGAGGTGCCAATCATTAGCTCTGTTGCACCAGATGTAACATCAGTTAACTGGCCCATAGGAAAAAGATGGATTGTAACAGGTGTTGGTGAATACACGCTTGTTGGCTTAACAAGCGCTGGCGGAACTCTCACAGCAAATTGGGTTTTAGAAGGTGTAGTTGGAGGTGCTCTAAATACATTGACAGGTGGAAGTGGAGGTCCTCTTTCTCCTACTGCTAATAACATCAATATCCTAGGAACTGGTTCACAGATCACCTCAACAGGTGCTGGTAGTACAATCACTCTTTCTATCCCATCGGCATTTGTAGCTCCAGGTTCTATCGCATCCACCACATCGATCACTTCTGGTACAACCTTAGCTGTTGGTACTAACGCAACCGTTGGTGGAACACTTGGAGTAACTGGAACCACAACACTTGCAGCGGTTGGAGCAACTAATGGAACATTCAGTGGAACCCTTGGCGTTACCGGTACAACTACACTTGGAGCATTAAACCAAGTTGGTGTGACTAACATTAACACATCAGGGGCCGCTACTACGACAATAGGAACTGGTGGTACAGGAATTGTTGCAATAGGTAACGCTACAGGAAACGTAGCGGTGACAGGAAGACTAACAGCATCAAACGGTCTTACAGCTACTGCTGGTGGACTTGCCGCAACTGGAACGACTACAATAAATACTTCAGGTGCCGCAGCTACAACGATTGGTACTGGTGGAACTGGAACTGTTGCAATAGGTAACGCAACTGGTAATACAGCAGTTACTGGGTCATTGACAACCTCAACAACATTGACTGCAACATTAGGTGCAATTACTGCCGCTAATGGTAACTTAGTTCTTGGAACTGCAGGAAATAAAGTAGTCATTGCCACCGGTGCGAATGCATCTGTAGGAACTTCTGCTGCAATGTCTGGAACGCCTGGTGCCGTAACAGTTGCAACGACTGCTTCATCTGCTACTGCTAAAATATTCTATTCAAGAGCAACAACTGGTGGAACTCCAGGACATGTAAGCATCACAGCTCAAGATGGAACTGGATTTACATTGACATCAACTGGCAATGAGACAAGCACCTTTAACTGGTGGATTATTAACGCGTAATAAGGGCTTAAAATGGCTTATACACAAAGAATTGCGTGGGAAACATTACGCTCAATAAATTCCGCAACATTCGTTGGAAGTTATTTAGCAGTCGGTGGACCTCTTCTATTTCCTTCTTATATCCTAAAGATGGTTAATGATTCCAACGTTGGTGTGACTATTTCAATAGATGGCGCAACCGATATTGATGTTTGCCCAGCTGGTTCATTCTGGCTTTACGATGAAGGAAAAGTTGGACAATCTAGTTCTGCACCTGCCATGCCGGCCGGTACTCAGATCTATGTTAAGGGAGCTGTTGGAGCTGGCTTAGTTTATCTTGTAAGCCAATATGTAATCACAAACTAAGGTTCAAGATGTCACAAGCTGGAAGTTTTGTACAAAACGGTGCAGGCCCAATTCCTCCACAAGTCCCAACAACTTTTGTTACAGATGTAAATTCGCCTGCAATTCCTGTATTGAATATTCTGAATGTTTTTGGAGGTCAAAGTTCCGATAACACTGATTCAGGTATTCAAACTGATGGTTCTTCTGGTGGAGATGTACTTACTATCCAGAATACCAATAGATTGACAGGAACAGTAACTACAGCTAATGCAACACCAACAACCATTATAACATTTCCTTTAGGGGCAACTCCAGGAACTTTTTATGTATGGGGTAATGTTCAGGCATTCGATGGTGCAACACCAGCTGGCGGTGCCTTTTCTTATTCCGGCGGTTATCGCACTGATGGGGCAGCTGCAGTAGAACTTGGCAAAGAATTTCACGACGATTTTAAGAGTGTAACCTTCACAAATGCGGATATCAACCTCGATGTAAGCGGTAATGATGTGATATTGCAAGTTGAGGGAGTTGCTGCAACGTCAATTAACTGGAATGCAATAATGGAATATAGGCAGGTAAACTAATGGCTGGAAATTCAAGCATTCAGAACGATCAGACAGTCACTTTCACTGATAATATGTCATTTGACGGGACGGACCGAGGCGGAGCAATGGTTTCCGATGGTCAGCTATGGATTGGCTCAACGTCATCTAATAGACCTAACAACGGCGGCCATGTAAGACTTGGTACACTATCTTCTACTGATGGTTCCATCAATATAGTTAATGGTCCAGGTTCGATTGATTTGAGTGCGTTATCAAATACTTTATGCCCAAATGAAAACATCTTTCTAATCGACGATTTTTTTCCTCAGAATGGAACGGATCCTTCTGCCCCTGGTCAATTAATGTGGGATATTCTTGGGGGTTCAACCTCTAATGTTTCTACAAATCCAAACCATCCTGGTATCGTTGCAATTCCATCGGTTTCTGCATCAGATTCGGGAATAATGTTGTCGAGATCTTCTAACAATGGGCCTTTTATTACGATCGGTGGAGGAGAAATAACAGTCAATTTCACTTCCGATTTAGTAGCTTTATCGACAGTTGGTAATAGATATACTGCATATATTGGGTTCGGAGATGATACATTTAGCGCTAACCCAGCCAATGGAATATTTTTCTCCTATACTGATAATGTCAATTCAGGTAATTGGGTAATTAATTGTCGAGCAGCTGGAGTTACAACAGCGGTTAATACGACTGTTGCAGCAACGACAGGTTTTCACACCTATGGAATAATCATAAATTCTGATGCGACTAGCGTTTCCTTTTATATTGATGGAACAGTAGTTGGAACTGCAATTACTACAAATATCCCAACACTTCCAATATCTCCAGAGTTTGGTTTAACCTGGACATCTGGCAATACCCCACAGATGCAAATTGATCTATTCTGGTTTTTTCAGACTTTGAATAATCCAAGACCTGGTGGATGTATTACTACACCAAGAGTAATTATTCCAACATTTTCGCCAAACGCGATTTTGCAAGAATTCGATGATTTCATAGCATTTTCTAATAATACTGGTGGTTATAATAGTTCTCTTTCTTGGAATGGTTTAGGTCCTACCATAGTTCCAAGAGACGGAACAGCTGACCATCCTGGTATGATTCGTATACCATCAAGAGCAAGCGCAGGATCAACTGGTATTGTTTCAAACGAAATTGGTGATAATACTCTTGAGCCTATAGTTCCAGGCGGCGGTGTTTTAAGCGTTTCTTGGGTCGCCAGAATAAACACATTATCAGTGGGTGGAAATACCTATAGACAAAATATAGGACTTGCGGACGCGTTAACTCTATATAATTTCACAGACACATTTGTTAATGCGATTTTCTTCAGTTATACCGATACGGTTAATTCAGGTAATTGGGTAATTAATTGTACAGCTGCTAGTGTTACTACCAGTGTCAATACTTCGGTTGCAGCAGATACGAATTTTCATACATTTACAGTAACAGTTAATGCAGGTGCTACAAGCGTTAGTTTTTACATCGATAATGTCCTTGTAGGCAGTGCAATTACGACAACTATACCTACTGTGGCGCTCCTTCCTTTCATAAATCAAGTTAGAACAGCAGGTACGACTTCAACGGTAGATATCGATCTCTTCTGGATCACAATAAACCTAACCAATCCAAGACCTGGACCCGCACCAATTACTGGAAGCAATGGCACATTAATACAGGCTTATCGCGCAACTGCTATTAGCACGACGGTCACATCAGCTGATGCAATCATTGGCGTTACTGATACTTCAGCTGCACGCACTATTACAATGCCTGCTTCGCCAGCTTTTATTGGTCAGACTTGGATAATTAAAGATGAGAGTGCTGGCGCATCAGTCAATAGCATTACAGTAGATGGTAATGGTCATAATATTGTTGGCGGAACTTCGGCTGCAACCTATGACATCACAACCAATGGTGGCTCGATAAGTTTATATTGGAATGGAACAACCTTTCAAATAGTTTAGGTAGACATGGCATTTAATCAGGGCGCAGCATCAGGTAATTTGGTTTTGATACAAGAGCAGACGGCTAGCAATAGTGCTAATCTAGAATTTAAGACAGGAATTACAGGATATGATCAATATGTTTTAATGTTCTACGGTGTCTTAGGATCGGCCGCTAATGATCAGTTAATTATAAATTTCTCCACGGATGGTGGCGTTAGCTACGATACAGGAGCTAACTATGCATACACTGGATATGTTAATGGTACAAGCTTAGCACTGACCCAACAAGTTAATGGGGGGGCAACTTTCGGAGAATTGCTTTCACTTATTGGAATTGGAACAGCAGCGACACAATCAAGTGGACAGGCAAATTTTTATAATTTAGGTTCATCAGTATTTCATAAGCAATTTTTTTGCAATAGTGTCGGATTTTCAGATGCCTACGGTTATATAAATGCCAATCTTGCAACTAATTATGTAAACACAGCAATCGTAAACGCTTTCAGGATTTCCCTTAATAGCGGTGGAAATATCGTCACAGGCACGTTCAAACTCTATGGAGTGGCAAACTAATGACACCAGATCAATATAAAGACAAATTTCTCTTCATAGACAAAACTATAGAGACATTGAAGAATGATGCAGCTGCCTGCGCCAATTTCATTAAAACTGCTGAAGGCGAATTCTTAAAGATTAGCAGCATCTACGAGGGTTTGAGCAAAAACGATGCACTCTTAAAAACCTATGCGGAATGTTCCAAGAAAGAAAGCGATTCTAAGCAGACTTCGATTAATAATCTTCAGTCCGTAGCATCCGAAATCAATAGAAATCTCGATCTGATTAGATCTAAGATTTCTGAACATGCAGAAAGAGATGATGTCCTAAATGCTTTGATCGAATATTCAAAGAAGCAAATCACTGAAGTATGCTCTCAGCTTCTACATCACGAAAGAAATTTTCAAGATCTAAAAGATGAACTATCCAAGGCAAAAGCTGATATTTCTACTTTAACAAGCCAGTCTAATTCAAATTATAGAGAATGCAAAGATCTAATAGGTGCGAGTCGTAAAGCTATTGATAATTGCCAAGAGATGATATCAAAGATTGCCTCTAGCAATGATGAACATATTGTGAAAACGGCAGCTTCTCTTGTAGACATTGGAAATGCAGTCACGGGCAACAAAAACCATGTAGCATCCCAATTGAAAAATCTGGAAGAAAAGATTCAAAAGATTGCTCAATCCAATTCTAGTGAAAGTCAAAGCTCAAACGATCTTTCTGCAATCATGGATTCTATAGCAGAATTTAAAAGAGCGATGGAAGTTTCAAGACTGGATGTGCAGAACTCAACTATCCGTAGCTCTAATACAGCAACACAAGTTCAGATCCTAGAAAAAAAGATTGAGAACATTTATTTGCTTCTCAAGAAATTCGAGATTAATCAGTGAGTCAAGCTGGATCATTAGGTGGAGGGGGCTCAAGCAGTTCTCTTACATTTACAACCGATTCTGGCGTTGCAACGCCTGCTGCAAGTAATGTAAATGTTCTTGGTGGAACCGGCATTACAACTAGTGCTGTTGGCGATACCATTACCATTGACTCAACAGTTACTCCAGTACCAACAGGTGCGACAGGAACCGTTCTTCAAGGCGCAGGAATTGGTGTCACTCCTGTTTATTCAACAGCCACTTATCCATCCACTGCTACTGGTACCGGCACACTTCTTAGAGCTGATGGCACTAACTGGACTGTAACAACTAGCACCTATCCAGCAACTAATGCTGTAAACACATTATTATATGCTTCTGCTACTAATGTTATGAGCGCACTAGCGACAGGAAATAATGGCGTTCTTATTACTTCAGCATTGGGGGTTCCTTCAATATTAGCTGCTGGAACAACTGGTCAGGTGTTAACAGCTACGACGGGATCTCCTCCAACTTGGGCACCTCCCGCAACTAGTGGTACAGTGACGAGCGTAACTGGAACTGCTAACCAAGTGGCTGTTGCAAATGGAACAACTACTCCAGTTATTTCTCTAGTCGGACCATATACTCCTTCGACATATACTGCTCATGGAGTTCTTATTGGCGAAGGTACAAGTTCTATTGCTGCATTAGCTGCTGGAAGTGCAGGCCAAGTTCTGCAATCAGGCGGTGCAGCAGCTGATCCTGCATATTCTACAGCCACTTATCCAAGCACTGCAGGAACTAGCGGAAAAGTATTGATTTCGAA